TTCCGAGTTTGCCTTCGGTTCCGAGTTTGCCTTCGGTTCCGAGTTTGCCTTCGGTTCCGAGTTTGCCTTCGGTTCCGAGTTTGCCTTCGGTTCCGAGTTTGCCTTCGGTTCCGAACATCTCTAGAATTGTTTAATAGTTTATTTAAATAAGTTTATATTTATAATATATGAATACTGAGACATTTAAGAAAATGATAAAAGAAACTGTAAATGAGGAATTAAAAGTTGTATTGCCGCAAATACTAAATGAGTTCTTTTCAAGAAACCTATCTTTACCTAAAAATAACGAGGGAAGTCTTAAAAAGATATTAGATGCTTCAAAAGGTGTAAAAGAAACAAAGACAAATTTAGAAAAAAAGACGTATATCAAAAATAATTCGGTGTTGAATGATATTTTGAATGAAACGGTTGTCAAAATTCCTAACGATAATGAAATATCTCCCATAACAAATTCCACGCCGTCAGTCTTAAATAATACTGAAAACTTGCCTGATACGTTGTCTTCTGTTTTTACAAAAAATTACTCTTCTTTGTTAAAAGCTGTAGATGAGAAAGTCAAAGAAAAAAGATTATAAATGACTATAACTTCCTCATATTCTCCTATCGGATTAGAAGTGCCTTTTACAAGAGGTAATAATGGTTATTTTCAACAAACGTTCGATACTAACAGTCAAGTAAAACAAAATCTTTTAAATTTTTTAAAAACTAAAAAAGGAGAAAGACGAATGTTTCCTCAATTCGGCACTAAATTATATGATGTAGCATTTGAACAAATTGATGAAACTACAATCGAAATAACAAAAAATATAATAAATGAAGAAATAAAATATTGGGTACCAGAGGTCACGATAGAGAAAATTATAATTTCTGACAAATCTGATAGGGAAAATACTGACGGATATAAAATATACATTTCTTTAGATTTTATTATAAATAAAACTAATGAATCGGATAATTTAGTGTTGGAATTACAATCTAATAGAATTTAATTATGGCAACTATATTAGATAAAAATTTTAAACCTCAGGCAAGAGAAGTAAAATATCTCGGTCGAGATTTTAATCAAATTAAACAAAATTTAATAAATTTTGCAAAACAATATTATCCTAAATCGTATAAAGATTTTAGTGAAGCTTCTCCTGGAATGATGTTTATAGACATGGCATCATATGTCGGAGACGTTCTTTCTTTTTATATTGATTATCAGTTCAAAGAAGGACTTATAGAATTTTCAGAAGAACGAAAGAATGTAATAAATTTGGCAAAATATTTAGGATATACTACAAAACCATCTAAACCATCAATTACTACTTTAGATTTATACATGATCGCTCCAGCCAAAAGAAATTTGGACGGAAAGTTTTCGCCCGACGAAAGATACATGGTAAGTATTTCGGAGGGAATGGAGGTTGTTTCTTCGACAGGAGTTTCATTTTTAACAACCGACGAGGTGAATTTTTCTTTAAAAAGTGAACTTTTTCCTAGAACCGATGAAGTATTTTCTAGAAATGATGTCGGTGAGCCTGAATTTTATTTATTAAAAAAGTCTGTTCAAGCTTATAGTGGTAAAAAAATAACTAAATCTGTTATAGTGGGATCTGACGAACCAAATTTAAGAATTGAATTCACTGAGAATAATATTATTAAAATTTTAAATGTAAAAGATGCGGATAATAATACGTGGTATCAAGTAGATTATCTGGCTCAGGATTTAATTTCGTTATCGGTTGAAAATAACCAATACGATTTTGAAAAATTTTCAAAGTTTAAATCTACCGTTCCTAATATTATAAGATTCTTACGGACCAATAGAAGATTTACAGTGAATGTAGATGAAAACAATAAAACGTTTTTACAATTTGGTCCATCTACAGATAGTATAGAAGAAGAACTTTTGGTGCCAAATTCCGACAACATAGGAGTTGGTTTTTCAAATATAAGTAAATATAATTTGACACTAGACCCTACTTCTTTTTTGAAGTCTAATGCATACGGATTGTCGCCGTTTAACACTACGTTAGAAATAACATATGTTGTTGGGGGTGGAATAGAATCTAATGTAAACGTCGGCGATATTACAAAAGTAAGTAAAATAGAATTTATAGATTTACATGAATATTTACCGACCGAAGCGGCATTAATAGGCACTATAAAAAATAGTTTAAAAGTTGAAAATTCAATTTCTGCTATAGGAGGTTCTGGACCCGAAACTATAGAAGAAATAAAAAATAATGCCATTTTTAATTTTGCTGCACAAGATAGAATAGTTACTAAAGAAGACTATATTGCTAGAGTTTTTAGTATGTCGCCTGAGTATGGAAAAATTGCTAAAGCATATGTTACAACGGAAAACGATTTATATACTAATAATACATCTTTTATTACAGGATTAATAGACAAAAATAATAACATAATTGTCGACGAAAAAAATAAAGATTTTAGAAAAATTAATTTAGATGGTGTTAATCCGAATGCTATAAATTTATATGTATTAACATATAATGAAAATAAAAACTTAGAAGTAGCAAATGAAGCACTGACATACAATCTTAGAAATTATCTATCTAGATATAGAATGTTATCTGATAGAATTAATATTATCGACGCGTTTATTATTAATATAGGAGTAAATTTTACATTGTTAACATATTCTAATTATAATAAAAAAGAAGTATTAAATAACTGTATCGATGCAATAAAGAATTTTTTTAATATTGATTTGTGGCAAATTTCTCAACCAATAAATATAAATCAGTTGGAGTTGGAAATTGCAAAAATAGAAGGAGTTCAATCTGTGGCAGATATAGAGATTGTTAATATAATCGATTCTGGTTATTCAATTTGTGAATACGATTTGAAATCCGCCACTAAAAATAAAATAATATATCCTCCTATTGATCCTGCTATTTTTGAGATTAAAAATCCAGACATAGATATCAAGGGAAGGACATTATAATGCATAAATTTATACATTGTTCTTCAGACTTTTTTATTTGGAATGATGGGGATTATATCTTGAAAAATTTTGGTCGAGACGAGATTTTAGAAGTTGAATCTGTTCATAGACCTATTAGAACATTTGTATATACCTCTTCAGCACAAATATCTTCTACGCGAGAACGAATAGGACTTTCTGTTTTAAATTTTTATGGATACATTAACGGATGTATTACAGGATCCGGATTTGTTTCTGGAAGTGTATCTGGCAGTGGGATGTATATAGAGGATGTTCATACGTGTTAAATATATGCACCATTTTATTTTTTGTAAAAAAGACACGCTTATATTAAACGATGAAGTTTTGTTTGATAAAAACTTTTCATTGGATAAATTTTTGGAAATTGGAGCGGTAAGCAAATTGGATTTTAATTATGAAAAGTCTAATTTACAATCAATTTTTTCAAATAAATTAATTTCAGAAAATTTAATCAATTTTACTGGAAATTTTACAGGAAGTATTCACTGTGCGTCTGGTTCCGTAAGTGGTATAATAAATTGTGTATCTATCAATCAACCCGGCGGAATTTGTGAGCCGGTTAATTCGGTTGACGATAATGGAAATATTATTGTCGATGAAAATGGTAATATAATTATACTTACTGGTCCTGAGGACTTCTATTATTTTCAATAAAATATAGATTAAATTTTATACTTATAAATATGGCATTAACTTTTACAGTAGATAGTTTTACAGGCGTGACAGGAAGTGCGTGTGTTTCAGGAACTTTATCAGGTTCTTTTACAGGTTCTGCGTGTGGATACACTGGAAGTTTAGTAAATTTTTCAGGAATTCTTACAGGATATATTTCAGGAACTTATTATGAAGTTGTAAACAGATATTTGACAAGTTTTAAATCTTTTTTAAAAAGGTCTATTTTAAAATTTGATTTAAGTTCTATAAGTGCTTCTATTTCTTCAGGATATATATCTAACCCTCGATTTATTTTAAATTTAAAAACTATTGAATCTACGGAGGTTCCGTTGGATTATAAAATCTATGCGTTCCCTATAAGTCAAAGTTGGGATATGGGAATAGGCACTTTTGCGGCAGGCGGTGGAAATTCAGGAGTCAATTGGAAATATAGAAAATATCCGGACACTTCAAGTGTTTGGTATTCAAATATTGATATGGAGTCGGATATTTCGGGAATAGATTATTTAAACTCCGCTTCTACCGCACCATTTACTAAAGGTGGTGGAACATGGTATTATTCTGCGCCCACCGACATAGTTAATAATTCACAAAGTTTTTGTGCAAATATTTCTGGAGCTAGTTATATTTGTACACAGTCATTTGAATATTCAAAATCTGATATTCAATTGGATATAACAAAAATATGTCAAGCGTGGATATGTGGATGTATACCTAATGAGGGACTTATAATTTTAACTTCGGATGAGCTAAACCCCAAAGCAACTAGCAATTTAAAGTTTTTTAGCAGAGAAAGTAATACGATATACTCTCCATACATAGACGTCCAATGGTCGGATTTTACTTTTGACACAGGTAGTTTATCTCCTATCACATCTAGCTTGGGAATTTCGGTTTCAATAAAAGGATTAAGAAAAGAATATAAAGGCGGATCAAAAGTGAAATTTACCGTTTTTGCACGTGAACAAAATCCAAAAAAACAATTTACTTCTTTTCAAACTTCATATTTAACACCAAAATATTTACCGACATCTAGCTTCTATTCTATAAAAGATAATGAAAGCGAAGAATCAATTATTGATTTTGATACTTATACTAAGTTAAGTTGCGACGAAAATGGAAATTATTTTTACTTAGATACCACGGGACTTCCGCAAGAAAGATATTACAGAATATTAATAAAAACTGAACTTTCTGACGGATCGATTCAGATATTCGATAACGGAGACATTTTTAAAATTGTGAGATGATATGGCCGATATAAATAAATTTGGAAACGATATTCAAACGTTTAGAAACGGATTATTGAATTATACGCATAGTTTTAATTCTGTGGATAATTTATTTTTTAAATCTAACTCCTCAAAATTAAACCAACAGTTTCTGAAAGTGGACATAAAAAATTTAGAATATGATAACAAAAAAATATTGAAATTTTTTCCTATAGAATTTGAAGAATTTGTCACACGTGAACAAACAGATTCATCGAACACTACTTTAGCTGCCCAAAATGAAAAAATTACTGATTTGGAAAATCAGGTTGTGGACTTACAAACCCAATTAGAAGTTGCAAATCAATCGACGGCGGAAAAAGATGCAAAAAACGCAGAAAAACTAGCTATAAAAGATGTTATAATTGAATTAAGAATTTTAAACGGCGAAGGTAAAAGTGCAACGGATTTTAGCGAAGATTTTCCGTATGTTTCTTTAGAAACTCCAGAATAATACCAAAAATATTAAATATATTTAATAGTTATTAATATGTTGAGTATTATTACACAGTCATCCGATAAAATCAATCAGATAAGTTTTTTATCTCTAAAAGATTCGGAATTGTTATCTCTGAGTTCTTCTAGGGAATACTTCTTTGGAGAACAAGACACGGATTTAATTTCGGTGGGCATTTTTGATTCTCAAAAACAGTTGATTTCTTCAGGAGAAATAACGGGATCGTCATCTAACTTAAAGGTATATTATGATTATGAAGACGTCGATGGAAATATATTTAAGGATTATTATTTTCCCATCAAATCAAATTTAATTCAAGATTTAAACAAAAATATATTGATTTCGATAGAAGATATTATAGATTCACAGTCTGTTACAAATAATAATTTTTATCTATCGATTACGCCGACGTCTCCGTTTTTTTCTCAAAAAAATCCATTAATCATCAAAGAAATAAGTAATTCTAGAAAAGAAATAAAATTCATAAAAAACTTCGCAGATGAAAGTGTGATAAATGATATATCTGTTACGTTTAATGGTAATCAAATATTGCTTAATGGTAATCAAGAGATAAAAATAAAAAAAGGAACCGTTTATAACTTAAATTTTACTAATCAAGATATAAATATAGTTAGATTTAGTAAAACTAAAGATGGAAAATTTTTTAGTGGTGGTTCAGATTATGTTAAAAATATATTATATAAACAATCCACAAAACAAATTATTTTAGACGCTACGGAAGATATTCCCAACACTTTATTTGTATACAATAGAAATTTTAAAGATAATAACGCCATTATACAGTTTGAAGGAGAAGTTGATAGTAAAATTTTTAAATTAAATACCGAATTTTTAGCGTTAGAACAAAAAAGTTTTATAAATAAAAAATTATGCAGCGAGTTTGAATATTATTTGAATTCATTTAGTTTATCAGAGATTTTTTCAAAAACAAAAGACAACTATGAAACTGAGATAAATTCTTTGAAATTTTTATTTTCCTTAGTCGACGATGATGGTGTAATGGGAATACTACGTTCGATCTATTATGGAGAAAGTTATTATGATGCTACATTAAGAAAACAAAAAAAATTATTAGGTATTAAAGACTATATAATAAATTATCTCAAATTTAATTACGAATTTATCAATACATTTGATTATACACGAACAATTTTTTCTAACATTAATAATTTTACCTGTAATAAAAGATTATTATTTTTTAATCCAAATGTTAACATATCAAAACAATCCAAACAACAGTATGTTGATTCTTTTAGATATGTGTCAACTGTAATGTCAGAATTCTTAACATATGTAATAAATTCAATCGAATTACAATATTTATCAAAATTTAAATCGCCACTAAAAAATACAATAAAATTTAAAGAAAATGAATTATTTTTTATTTTGAATTCGAAAATTCAAAATGATGAGTTTTTAGTAAAATTAAAAGATCCTATTCCAGATAACTATAACGCAGGAGATTTTTGTGAAATTTCAAATAATTCATATACCCCCTTCTTTCAAATAATTAATTTTGAAACTGATTCGATTAAATCAACTATAAAACTGACTCGGCCAAATTTTAATATAGACATAAATGAGCCGTCAACTAGAACTATCGGTTCTCAATATTTTAATAATAACGAGTTAAAATTAAACAGAATTGATAACAATAAAATTAACGCGGATAAAAAAATTAAAAATATAAATGTTGATTATACAAATTTTAGCAATTTTGTGGTGTTTTCTTCAGCAAATTTACGTATTAAAATATTTCAAAATAAAATAATAAAAGAAACTTTGTTGGATGAAGAAAATCAAAAATTGAAATCGTTAGATTCCAGTGGATCATCCGTAAATGATAAATTTAACGTTCATAAAAAAATTGAAGACAATAATAAAGAGATCGATGAAATATATTCTGGATTTGATGGATACGAATCATATCTTTATAATACAAATAAATTTATATATAATTCGACTTTAAAAAAGTTTACGGAATCTAAAACAAATAAATCTTCTTCCGATTTCGTGGATCAATTATTAAACGATTCAACGTATTATGATAAAAATAATAGAGACTCACTCATAAATAATACTCCTGAATATGTCTACCTAAATGAAAATAATGACGAATACTTGAAGTTTTTAAGTATGATAGGACATACTTTTGATAACATTTATTTATACATATCATCCATAGGGATTTATAAAAAAGTTGGTGAAGATTATTCGACGGGAATTTCATCCGATTTTATAAATCATATTCTTTCTAGCTTTGGGTTTGATACGCCTCCAAATGTAAGTGGGATATTAGAAAATGCATCGATTGAAGAATGTTATTTGGACAAATTTAAAAAGGCCGATTTAAAAAATTCTATATCTTTAGATAAAAAAACTAAAATTATATGGAAAAGAATATTAAATAATTTACCATCGATTTACAAAACTAAAGGAACTGAAGAATGTCTTAGACAGATATTTTCAATTTATGGAATACCAAATAATATGATTTTGGTAAAAGAATTTGGCGGCGGTTATACAAAAAATGAAATAAGTTCTTCATATTTGGTAGATGAAAAAGAGTATTTGTTGGAGTTTGTTGGTGGAGACGACGAGTATGTTGAAATTAAAAATTTAACTCCCTATAAATCTATAGATTTTAAACTTTTTATTGATAAAGAAAAATATAAAAATTTAAACAGACTGATTGTTCCTATTCACGGAACTTTCAACGATCTCGGTGATCCGGTTTACTCTTTAGGGTTCATAAAATTTACCGAGAAGTTAGGCAGTTTATACTTCATAATAAAAAACGAAAATTTCTTGCCTGTCGTGTATATAACCTCTCCATTTTATATGTTTAACGGAGAAGTAATGAACATTTTATTAAGAAAAAACGAGGCTTCAAAAAAATTTGAGCATCCTATAGATGAAAATATATTACCTATTCAGTATGATATAGTCATACATCAAAATGAATTTTGCGTCGATCCAATTGACAAAAAATTTAGTTTTTATTTATCAGGATCATATAATGAAAAATTTAATAGTTTAGGTGCAATTACGGCTTTTGGAAATCCAAACGAAAAAATAGATTTAATTTCAGAACTTAGTAACATACCGATCGTTAGTAGAGAGGCCATTTTACAAGGGGTAATTTCTGAGAGTTTTGGTAACGTTGGTGATATAACCGATTTAGTTACAGAATTTGATTATAATGATTTCTTTAGATTTACGGAGTTGCAACAATATTCACTCAGTAAGTTTTATGGTTGTTTGGATAAAATTACCATACAAAAAACCCCGATTTCAGACGAGAACTTTTATACAAAATGTAAAAATTTTAATTCTTATTATCAGGGCCAACCGTCTTCGAGTTACGACGATATTTTGTTTAGATTTAATTTAGGCGTTCCGATAGATATTATTTCTGGTTCTTTTTTAGAAGACGGATATAAGGTAAATAATGTAAATCCACGTTATAATAACATATATGCAGCCGTTCATAATGTAGTGGGAAATAATTATTACAATCGTTTTAATACGTCAAGTTGTGTAAGCGAATCATATTCTATATTTCCGCATCAGACTCGTGAATTTAATATTAGGAACGAATATTTTACAGCAGAAATAGGTCCTAGTAGATTCGAAAATGATAAAGTAAATAAAAGTGTGAGATATACATACGATGGCACTCTTTCTCCATTGAAATCTCAAACTTATAAAAATAAGAATGAATACTATGTAGATACTAATAAAATTGGGGTGTTTTTATCTCCCATTCATGAGCGAAATAAATCTATATTAGATTTTTTTGGAAATTATGAAATTGTTTCTTCAATTTCAGATCCAAGAGAACGTTTTGGAAGAAAATATTTAGGGCTTGAGAAATTAAGAGAATATTATTATGGAGAAAATTACATAAATAAAATTTTATTTAACGAATTATTTACAATTTATAAAACGTATGTTGACGGAAGTATTTTTGATACTCTTAAAAACTTATTACCCGCTAGAAATAAAGTTTATACCGGGCTGTTAATAGAACCTACAATTTTAGAAAGAAATAGGATTGAAGAAAAACCTGTCAATATAACCAATTTACACGTTTTAACTGCCAGTATTCAATTATCTAATATCTTAGGTGACGTAGATAGTTCTACTATTAGTTATCTCACAAATTCTATTGTCGACTTAAAATTATATAAAAACAGTTTTGTGTTTGGTGATTATTCGTTTGAAGGATACAAATCTATAACTGATGTTCCTGATTTGTATATGAATAATATATTTGTCGACCATAATGGATTGGCTGACGTAGATGGAAAAAAATATTTTGCATATAGTAAAATTAATAAAAAAACTGTGACTTATTCTTCGGATAATATTACGTCTTCAAATGTTACTAAAGATTTTATTTCTGTAGAATTAATTAATAGCGGCAGTTCGTTTACAACATCTTCTGCACATAATATACTTTCTGATCTGCGAAATTTTCCACATATAAGTAGAAAAAATTTATCGCTTAGAAAAGAACTGTATTATGTTACAGGCAGTCTTGCTGACGTAGATTTACCTCCGAGTTATTTCGGTAAAGGTAGACAAAATAGATTTACAACAATTAATGAATCTGGAAACGATAACCGAGAACCAATAATTAGAATTGATACTAGCCAAGCGGTGATAGGAACTCCGATCACCTCTTCAATATCTAGATTACAACTTCTACCTTGGTTTGGAAATCTAAGAAAACTACCGAGATTTGCTTCGCCATACCTTGGATCTGTAATAGACATAGAAACCAAAAATAGATTTAATACGGCTAAATTGTATATATCGAGTGGAGAAATAATCTTAAACGGCTCTCAATTAATAAATGAAAATTCCACCACGACTATAAAACAATATACTAAATATAGAATTCCAGAAGATTTTCAACCAAATGTGTTATTTGGTGGGAGAGGATTGTAAATAAAAAATAATAAAAAATAAAATTTTGAACTATTTATTAATTAAAATATGGCATACTTAGACAACAAATCCATCGTAGTTGATGCAGTTTTAACAAAAAAAGGTAGAGAACTTCTAGCCAAAAATGGAAGCTTACAAATAACATCGTTTGCATTAGCCGACGACGAAATAAATTATGGACTTTATAACGAAAACGCGGCATCCGAGGACCTAAAGGAGATTGCTCTAATAAACACTCCTATTTTTGAACCTACGGTCGATGACACACAGACGATGAAATATAAGTTAGTTACCTTAGATCAGGGAACTACATTTATTCCTACTGTTACAATCGCACAATCTTCAATTAGTGTGGTATCTACATATAACGGTCGTATCGTAATATCGCCATCGACCACACCATCAAATTATAATGCTAATGGAGGATATACTGCGATATTGGGAAATTCTAAAGTTGGAACGTTGATTGTCACGATTGAAGCTCCCATAACCACCAACGTAGGTACAGTAACGGCGTTCGCTGGTGATCAATCTTCGGAAAATTCACAAGCTTTGGTAGGATTAGAATTTGCATTTACACCTTCTGCAAAATTATCACAGACCACCACTACCACACTAACTATCATAGGAAACGAAAGTGGCGGTGGTGTAAGTATTCCTGTAACTATAACCGTCGAATAACTTTATGGCAAATTTTAAAATTTATCAACCATTTGAATCGACTGACATAATTTCAGGAAAAACCACAGGAGTTTCTAGCGGTTATTTTCCTGGAGGTGACATTAGTATTTCACAGTCTTTTTTTCTAACTTCAAGTGCTCAGACAAAATTAATAGGTTCAAATGGTAGTTATGATGTGTTAAATGGATTGTATTATACTAATGTATATAATAACAGTATAAGTAATCCACAACTATTATTTTCGATTGCATATGGTTCTACAAGTGGCGGAGGAACAAGTACTGCCAACTCGGTATTTTCTAGTTCGGCCGCAATTTACAATCAATATAAAAACATATTATTAGGAATTTCAGATTTAGATGGAAAATTTAGTTTTAAAACAGGTAGTATAGGTTCTTCTACTTTTATCACGAGTTCGGAAGTGTTTATAATTGCATTTAGTTCGGATTTGATGAAGGATCAAATTGATAGAGGTCAGTGGTCGTTTACTATTTCAGGTTCTTTTGGTTCTAGTAGTTTATCTTTAATTGATGAATATCCTATTCTATCTTCAACGGAACAAAAGGAACAACGGTTGGTATATCAAGTTATTACTGGAAGTTATAACGCAGCTACAGGACAGAATGGAACAATTTCTTCCCGCGAATATCATGGTTTGGGATTGTTTTATCCTAAAAACGGAATCATTGTTTTAAACGCAAACAAATTAGCACAATACGCCGGTCATGTTTTTGATAACACGACCGCCTCATCGATAATAAATCATCAAGAACTATTCAAAAAATTAAAAGGCGCGACTAATTCTGTAATGCGTGTAAGAAAAACTGAGGTGGTCCCATCAACACACTATTTTATTAGAGTTAAAAATCAAGACTATAATTTCTCAAATAATCCATCTTTTATTCATCAAACGACAGATGCAAATACTACAAAGGGAGATATAATTAATGGTCTCCAAACTGAGCCCAAGACTTTTGTGACTACGGTGGGTTTGTATAACGACCTGAATGAATTGGTTGCAGTAGCTAAATTAAGTAGACCAACGAAAAAAGACTTTACCACGGAATTGTTGATTAGAGTGAGATTAGATTTCTAAAATTACAATTCGATTGATATTTATGGTAGAATGATTAAAAGTCTAAATAAAGATGACATAAATTCAGTTCCATTTGTTGTATCAAAAAGATGGAGAGCCACAAGCAAATCTAATATAAATTTATTGGGGGATGTGGATTTCGAGTATCTATTTACTGACGCCAATTTTGTTTCAGAGTCTAAAACTCATAAATTTATATCAGAATCTAAATCTTTTACAAATAAGTTTGTTGCTGAAAATACGGTTCAGTCAGTTGGTTTGCTTTCAACAAAGCCGTTTGCTATAGAATATCTTGATTATGGTGATGGTTGGCAATTTGGTTGCACTTCTTCTTTGGTCGCCGAACCAACATATTCAATAATAATGGAAGATACAAGTAGTGGTCAAGTGGATTTGCATGTGCAGGGATCTTCGGATTATTGGTTACTCGAATCATATGCAGATATAAGTAACAGCAAATCTCCATACAACGGACCTTCGTATAGATTTGATTTGGCTATGGATGTGCCGTTTACAAATTCTATATGTAATCTTTGTTTAGAACAAACGGAAGATAATTTTTTAACTATAGAAGATGGAATAAAGACTGAACAATTTATAAAATTCGATCCAGACATCGAGGTTCAAAATTTGAGTGATACATATAAAAGAATAATATACGATCAGACTAAAAATTTATTTTATAACGATTCTAAAGATCCAACTAAGTTATTGGGATTAGAAAATTTAGACGTGATTTTGGACGGAAAAAAAAGAGTTATATATGACAGAATTAAAGTAGTAACTATCCCACAAGCTTATTTTGGTGATAAAATAATGGAAAATAGCGTGGAAATAATAGAAAATTCTAGCGATCAAACTTACACAGTAGTGGATGATGGCAAAGGCAATTTACATGTAAAAGAAAAAGTATTCGGCGTAATTACATCGGATCAAAATAAAGATATAAACCATTTTAATTCTTGTTCTTGTGTAAATTTTGATGGGGTCGAATTCTTTTTAAACGAAGATTCTGTGACGGAATTAAATTGGCAATATTACAAAAATAATATTCTTTTTGTCGATAGAAACTTCGCACACGATTTTTACATTTATGGATATGATACTACAAATAAAATAAAACCAAAAGAAGTAGAGTCTTATCTAATGTATATTGGAGATGCTGGTTTTGACGTTGGCGGTGGAATACAACACAGCGAAAACTCTGATAGTGCTTCGGTTATGGCTATGGCTATACAAACCGATGACAAAGTGCTTATCGGCGGAAGATTCACCAGTTACAACAATACACCAAGCTCTATTCTCGCTCGAATAAACATTGACGGTACTTTGGATGGACCCTTCAACAACAATCTTAATCTTTCCTTCAGAGGTAACGTATATAACTATGTTACATCTATTTTGATTTATCCGACGAGCAGTAATAATTCAGGCAAAATTCTTATCGGCGGCAATTTCATTTATTCCGGAAAGCAAGGAATTGTTCGAATTAACTCCAATGGTACGCTTGATGAGACATTCAACGGTGTAGGTGTTGGATTTAATAACGTAGTGACTGATATCGCATTACAGTCTGATGAAAAAATCATTGCGGTTGGGAGTTTCACCAGTTACAATGGTTACACCGTTCCTTCAATAGTTAGATTGAATAAAAATGGCGAAATCGACACCACGTTTACATCTTCTGGCTACTGGACAAATCAACCCAATCCACCTACTCCAGCCTTGAATATTCTGAACAAGGTAATTGTCTATCCCACGGGAAATAATACAGACAAAATTTTGATCGGTGGAGAGTTTATTGCTCTTACATCATCGGGCGGGCCTGTTAACCGCGATCGGTATCTTATACGACTCAAAAAAGACGGTGAGTTTGACAACGACTTCGGATATTACAACCACGCGGGTGGAATTAATGATATGGTATTATTACCAGATGAAAAAATAATTATTGCCGGCAGTTTCGGTTCTAATCCACACGGAATTCAACGACTTAAACCGCCGACGACGAACATAACGGTTAGCCGTGATGAAACCTTTAACATTCCACCGACACAGACTGGCACTGAAGCTTATCCTTCAAGATCATTTTCTGTTGCTTTACAGTCGGACGGTAAAATACTTCTCGGCGGCATTTTCAATAGATATGATAACACACCAGAACAACATAGTATCCTTCGTCTAAACTCTGATGGTGAGCTCGACACTACCTTTAGGAGCGGGTTGCCGCTCGCCGAGGGGCTGCTTAAAGCTGTTGATTCCATCAAACCACTGTCAGATGGTAGAATAATGATAGGCGGAAAGTTTTCCACATATGATGGTCAGAGTGTCAATAATATTGCTCGGCTTAATAACAACGGAAGGCTTCAAACTACGCAGTCGGTTTCGTTAACTAAAATACCTCACGATGAACTTTTGGGTAATTTTAGAAAAATAGAGTGTGGAGATAATTTTGCCGCAATTTTAAAAACAAACGGTCAGTTAGTTGTTTGGGGAGAAAGTGAGGTGTCTAAATCTGTTCCAATTTTTGGTGGCCTACTTATTGATATATCGGCGGGAGATCATCATATGATTGCTTTAGATGAAAACGGTAAAGTTTATGTTTGGGGAAATTCGTTGTATACTGGTTCTATACCAACTTTTGTCGATAATAATTACTCTTATATAAAAGCAGGTCCAAGTGGAAGTGTGATTATTCATAAAAACGGATCAATTTATGGATTTGGACACAACAGTTTAACAAGTTCATTTTTTACCGCATCAAAAATTCCACAAAAATCTAATGTTAAAAAAATATCATTTGGAAAATCGCATGGAATGATTTTAGATAATGATGGTAATTTGTATTCTTGGGGGGCGAACGATACATACAGTCAATCAAAAATTCCAAATTTAGAAAATGTCAACATATCGGATGTTCAATGTGGAGATGATCATACTATTATTTTAAAAAATAATGGTGAGTGTGTGGCGTGGGGAAAAAATGATTATTCACAATCTTTTATACCGTTTGGACAAAATATTAATTCGTCGTGGTCTAATCCTCCTCCGCCAACGTCGGTCGCGACAAAGGGTTTAATTGATGGAGTTTCGATTGACGCTAAAGCCGACAGAAGTGCGGTTTATATAAAAAAATATACAGATGTTAGTCTGTTGCAATCTGAATTTGGACATGCATTTAAATTTGGATTTTCTTGGGGTGAACATCCTTTTGTAACAAAATACATGTTTAAAAGTATTGGTTTGGGTAGAAATTTTACTTTTTTAGACCCAAATATAAGATATCAAAAATTTATTTATAATAATGATTATACTTCGCCTAAAGTGATGAAAGGAACTTTTGATTTTTTTACCGACGTCAATTTTACTATAAATTTAAATACTACAAAACAATATAATTTAACCAACTATGACGTTAAAATTCTACCCACGCACGAACCGCATGGAACTCGACTATTTTCAGGATTAGAAATTTTAACTAAAAAATATAATAATAAAGAAAAATATTCATATATTGCTTCAAATAAAGCACAATCTAATTTTGAAAATGAGATACCAAATATAAATAACATTTCTATGTCAGTGGGTGTCAAGGAATTTTATTTAAATACAGGATCTTTGAATTTAGCGGATTTACATTATGGTGGTTATAGAAACGTTCCCGTTTATATTACACAACTAACAAGTGACATTTCAATGGGACAAACAGGTTCTAGAAATTATAATGTAACTATGACAGGAAAGTTTTTAAATTATAATAAATCTCAGAATAAATTAACTGTATATATTGATTCGGCGACAGACAACTTGGTTCATAACAATTGGGCAATAGATTTTGAAAAAATTAACGTATATGAAATTATAGATGAACTTGATTTATCCAATTCTAAATTTGATAAATTTTATTTTAATGAAATATTTTTATATACAACGTCATCTAATATGAATTCCATAATAAATGATGAACAATTTTTTATTAAATATATAAAGAATAATACAAGTGATAATGTATATGCATAAAAATATTTACATAGATAAAAAAGATTTTGGTTATTCGGTAGCTATAAGCGACGTATACGCTTTAATAGGAAATCCATCTTTTGAGTCTTTTAACAGTTCATCTGCAAATCCAATTTTAGAAGAGGGTTCGGTGGATGTGTATAAATATAATTCTAATACTAGTTCAACTTTTATATATGATAGAACAATAAAATTATCTTCTTTGAAAGAAGATTATTATGCGTTATATACAGAAAATTATACCACAAGCTCAAACTCTATTGCGTCACTATCGGGAAGTTATTCGTTATCGACAGAAACGAACACTTCAGGTTCTAATTCTGGATCTGTTGCCATATTTAACAACTATGAATTTTTATTAGCAAACTCAGAAGACATGTTTACATTATCATCTGACTTTGGTAGAAGTTTAGATATATATGAAAATTTATGTGCGATAGGTTGTACTAGAATGACTTATACGTTTTTAAACATGGATGAAGTAATTAGAAACGAAGAAGGTTGCATAGAAATTCACGATCTTTCAAAAGAAAAATCAAAGACTCAAACTATATTTGCTCCTATCAATTCGTCGTTTTTAAATTTTACATCTATAGATACAGGATCAAATTCATTTGGATGGTCAGTATCTATCAATAAAGATTTTCTTGTGGTGGGAAGTCCTTATACAAAGAATAGTGGGTCGGTTTTTATATTTAAACGTGACTCGGACGAATATACCTATCATAGTTACATTACTTCTAGCGGACAAAACTTGTTTGGTTCTTGTTTGAAATTAGACAAAAACTTTAATAAGTTGATAGTAGGAAATGGAAGTATTATCGATAATAATTCAAAAGCTTATTTATATGAATATGTATTAACCACAGATAAATGGGAGTTAATTCAAGAATTTACATCTAATAAAACCGTCGAAAATCTAAAAATTTTACCCGTACCACAACACGATCCTGTAATTGCTCTTCCTGACGGATATGGCAATTCAGTATCTATTTACTGTTCTTCTTCTACAGATGTGGCGGTCGCGGTTGGTGCGCCATACGACAGAATTTATAAAGAATTTAGTGGTTCAAATTGTTATCGAGATGGTTGTGTATATGTTTACAATTCAAAAAATTGTATATTGCCAAGCGGAAAGTGCGAATCTACTATTGTCGGATCAAATATAGTTAAGGGGTTATTTCATTTTCCAAATGTGGGTCATAGTGCGAGAGCCGTTCTTGTTCAGCCAGATGATTCGATATTTATTGGTGGAGAATTCATATATTATAATGATGAATCTAACTTTCGTAATCGACTGGTAAAACTTTCTAAAGACGGCGAACTTACATCTTTAACCGCTTCACTTTTCGGTAGCACCGTGCGCGACCTGATTAAAACCGGTAGTAAAATAATTACAAGAGGTATACATCCTCGTTTGGGTCGGTTTAATTCTAGCGACGGTAGCACCGATAACGATGATAATACGTTTTTTAATAATGTCGAGTCTGTTATAGCTGACGGTAACGGTTTGAGCTGTGTCGCGGTTACCGCTGACAATAAGATTTTAATTAGTGGAAATTTTACTAGAGGTGTGAAAGAAATCACAGCAGGTTTTTATCACACCGTGGTTATAAAACGAGATAACACCGTAGCGGCGTGGGGATTAAACAACGAGGGCCAAACCACCGGCACACCAACAACCGCCCCGCCTCACATCGAGACGGGAAATCCGGTCACATTGAGCGGCCAGGTTTTGAGAAACGTGGTGGCCATCGCGGCGGGTTGGGCTCACACCGTGGCCTTGAAGTCGGATGGCACCGTGGTGGCGTGGGGAAGTAACAACGTGGACCAACGCACCGTGCCCGCCGGCCTGAGCGGCGTGGTGGCCATCGCGGCGGGTAATTCTCACACCGTGGCCTTGAAGTCGGATGGCACCGTGGTGGCGTGGGGAAGCAACGACTATGGCCAAACCACCGTGCCCTTCAACCTGAGCGGCGTGGTGGCCATCGCGGCGGGTGAGAATCACACCGTGGCCTTGAAGTCGGATGGCACCGTGGTGGCGTGGGGAAACAACTACTTTGGCCAAACTACCGGCACACCAACAACCGCCGCTCCTTACACCGCGACGGCAAATCCGGTCACATTGAACGGCCAGATTTTGAGCGACGTGGTGGCCATCGCGGGGGGTTTGTATAACACCGTGGCCTTGAAGTTGGATGGCACCGTGGTGGCGTGGGGCTCTGGCCAAACCACCGTGCCCGCCGGCCTGAGCGGCGTGGTGGCCATCGCGGCGGGTGAGGAGCACACCGTGGCCTTGAAATCGAATGGCACCGTGGTGGCGTGGGGAGCCAACTACGCTGGCCAAACCACCGTGCCCGACGGACTGAGCGGCGTGGTGGCCATCGCGGGGGGTGAGCGTCACACCGTGGCCTTGAAGTCGGATGGCACCGTGGTGGCGTGGGGAGGGAACGACTTTAGCCAAAGCACCGTGCCGTCAGTCATCAACAACACTACTACAGGAAGCAATTACATATCTAGAATAAACGGCACCACGGGTGAAATTGACCCTACATTTTCACATACAGGTTCAGGACCATTTAGGCCTGCGCAGCGTCGGCCTGTCCCCGCCCCGGCAATTAGTGCTATTCTTCCGTTATCAAACAATAAAATACTTGTCGGAGGTCATTTACCGTTTTACGACAATGTAACGACGGACCATATCGTTCGGCTCAACTCGGACGGCACCCTCGACCAAACTTTTACGGCAAAATGTAAAGGAGGCATAGTAAACACAATAGTCGGACAAATCGATAATAAAATACTTGTCGGAGGAAGTTTCACTTCTGTTAGTATCGATGGGGTTAACTATTCCAAAAGAGGAATATTTCGACTTAATGAAAACGGCACGTTTGACACTTCTTTCGTCGGGTCAGGAATAGGTGCTGGTCAAGATATTCATAAAATTTTTACTGTTCCATCCTCCGGTAAAATTATGATTATTGGCTCCTTCACCACATTCAACGGCATATCAATTAATAAGATCGCGCGACTACACAACAATGGTGATCTTGATACTAGTTTTAATCCTGGCGAATCAACAAACGCAATCATTCTTGATCTTGATTTTCAAAGTGATGGTAAAATGGTTCTTGTCGGAGATTTTTCTAAGTATAATGGAAAAAATTGTAATCGAGTAGTTAGAATCACTCGTAACGGTGATTTTGATAGTTCGTTTTTAGAAACTTTTTTATATAATACTCCGTCGACCTGTTCAGTTAATGAGTTGGGTTGGAAAGAGACAAAATTATTTGGTGATGTAGATTCGTTTAAGTTTAATAGATTTGGTCATTCGGTAGACATCTCCGAAGACAAACTTTTAATTTCTTGTCCCAAGTTTTTATCTGAATTTTCATCTTCTTACGTACAAAATACTTTATTTAAATCAGTCGATTGTGATGATCTTACCGAAAATGATTATTTGGGAATGTTTTATATATATGATAAACAAGAAGAAAATTGGAACAATATATATGCTAAATTTAAACCTAGAAAAAGATTTGGTTATCCGTTTAACTTTTTTGCACATGATGTTTCTATACATAAAAAAAACTTGATTGTGGGATCTCCCATAGCTTTGACCGACTCGAATAGAATCATTGAAATAGTTGAAGATAAAGAAAACGTCGCGGAAAATTTACATGGAAATTTTTCTATTTTTAATTTAAATGAATTTGAATCACACCATCATGTGGGAAATGTGTTTTATAGAAATGGTAAAATGGTATTTTCAAATTCGGCGTCTGTATTTGATAATATGTTTAATAACGATGTAAACGATGAACCAGTTTATGATATTTCATATAACAGCAAAACTTCTTTGTATGAAAAACAAATAATTTGTACGGTGAGTCCAGGCGAGTTTAATTATTCTACAAATCCGACTGCCCATGTTCCAAGTTTGATTCAATTGGATTTGAACAAAAACGGAAAATTTGATTTTCAAGACTGCGACAAAATTTTGAGGGGTATATATAAAAAGTTCAACGGAAATGAACAGTGGTGGAATTTGTTACAATTGGAATATCCAATTGGGTTTGAAAATGTTGTAGAAAAGAGTAAATTTGAATATTATCTAACACAATCAATAAAGAACGAAACTTTGTATAATTTAACAGATTCTATACTTACTACCGAAGAATATAATTATATTGTTAATAATTTAGATAGCACTTTGGATATAAACCAAGATGGTTTGACTGATAATATGGATTTAACTATACTGTGGAAATATTTCGCAGATACTTTGACCGCTGATAACTATGAAATGTTCACTACTAGTAAATCTACGAGCTCACGGAGTATATATTCAGTGGCTAGGGACTATTTGGATACAATTACTGGCAAAAGTCATAAACATCTAATCAAAGATGTATTTCATCGTCGATATGTTACAAGTTCAAATTTTACTACACAGTCATTTTTATCTCCATATATTACCACTATAGGATTATATAATAACTTAGATTTGATTGGCGTGGTAAAGTTAGGGACGCCTATAAAAAACGAAGGAAAATTTCCTTTAAATTTTATAATACGTTTTGATATTTAAATGATATTTATAATATATGGCAAATACACCTATAGAGAGAAAATCAATAGACACACCACTGGAAAAAAGATACCTATCGGATACGACTGGTGGAGCATATGATGCTAAAACCGCCGGCGCGTCGACAATTCCAACGAGTCTTCAAGAAAAAACATTCACCTCGGCTGAAGGATTCAAAACTAAGGCTCCGTTAAATCAAAGCGAATTCAAAGATGCGCAAGGAACAAAATCTAAAGAACTATCTTCTTTTATAAAAGGGTTCTCTAATAAAAAATATAAACCCTAAAAATAATACTATATATCTTATATGGTATTAGGTTTTGATGCTTCAACGTCAACCGTTGGTTGGGCGTTTTCTGAAAATAAAAATATTGTGGATGCTGGATTTATAAATATAAAATCTGGCCTCACATATAAAGATAAATCATTTTTGGTAATAAATCACATAGAAAAAAATAAAAATTTTTCAGCCGTAAATAAAATTTACTTGGAATCGGCTTTAAGTGGTTTTGCGGGTGGATTTACTTCTCAACAAGTTATAATAACTCTATCAAGATTTAACGCGGTATTTGAATATATTTTGACTGAACGTTGGAACGTTGATTTAGAACTATTAAATGTCAATACGGCTAGAAAAAAAGTGATAGGAAAGTGTCGTGAAAAAGGAATGAAATCTAAAGAGTTTGTAAAAACATATTTGGAGAAAATTCATCCGATTCATGACTTTGACGTTTTAAACGCTAAAGGAAGTTGGGATAAAAGAAATGCGGACATGTATGATGCTATGGTGTTGTCTTTATTTTAAATTGACGAATTTAGTTTCGAGTTTATGTTATAACGTATGTTGCTTCAGAATGAGATTGTAGGCATTTTAAATAAAGCTTTAAATCAAAAAGCTAAAATTAGAAAAGGAACCGATGCGGTTTATTTTTGTCCAAGTTGTAAACATTATAAAAGAAAATTAGAAATAAATTTGCTTACGGGAAAATATAACTGCTGGGTTTGTAATTTTTCAGGAACAAGTTTTAAAAGTTTATTTAAAAAACTAAATCTATCTTGCGAGTTATATAATTTAATAAAACCAAATTCACGTTCAGACAATCTGTCTTCAAATGACGCAATCGATCTCGATAATTTATTCAAAGAACACGTTGAGAGTTCTACGGAAATACAAAAACTGCCTACAGAATATATTCCTTTATATGAATATAGAAATTCTATAGAATATAAAAATGCAATAAAATATTTATTGTCTAGAAACGTAACTAAACACGATATATATCGTTATCAAATTGGCTATTGTGAAAGTGGAATTTTTAGACAAAGAATTATTGTTCCGTCTTTTGATAAAGATAATCTTTTAAATTTCTTTATAGGTAGAAGTTACTATGAAGACGTGAATTTTAAATATAATAATTGTGAATTTAGCAAAAATATTATAGGATTTGAATCGTTGGTAGATTTTTCTCAAGAAATTACTTTGGTGGAAGGTGTATTTGACGCTTTTGCTGTGAGATATAATTGCATTCCTTTATTTGGAAAAACGTTGTCAAAAAAATTAAAAGAATCGTTAATTATAAATAAAGTTTTGACTGTAAATTTATTACTAGATAACGACGCTGTAAAAGAATCTATTAAAATTTTAGAATTTTTAATAAAAAACGATATTAAAACTAAATTTGTGACATTAAATGGCAAAGACCCGTCTGAAATCGGATTTGAGAAAACTTGGGAAGCAATTAAATCGGCAAAAATTGTAAGCTTCGATGAGTTGTTAAAATTGAAATTAACTTATGAACGTAACTAAATTAAATTGTGATGTAAAAAATTTTATAGGAATATTACACGTCGCAGATATACATATTAGATTAACAAAACGACATGAAGAATATCTGTCTGTATTTAAAAAGCTATATGATGTAGCGCATAAAACTCCTCCTAACACCTGTATTGCGGTTTTGGGTGATGTATTTCATTCTAAATCGGATTTAAGTCCTGAATGCGTTAAGCTGGCCTCAGATTTTTTAAAAAGTCTGGCTGATATTCGTCCCACCGTGGTCATAGCAGGCAATCACGATGCTACATTAAACAATAAAAACAGACTCGATAGCCTGAGTCCAATTATTGATGCGTTACAACATAAAAATTTGTTTTATTTAAAAGATACTGGCCTCTTTATTTTAGGAGACATATTGTTTAATCACATGTCTGTATTTGATACGATGGAAAATTATATAAAATCTTCGGACATCCCAAGTATTTATAAAAATGATACTAAATATTTAATTGGATTATTTCACGGATCTATTCACATGGCAATAACTGATATGGGATATTATGTGAGTAACAGTTTGATAAAGCCTGAGTTATTTGATGGCCACGATTTGGTGTTGGTTGGAGATATTCACAAACATCAGGTGTTGGAAACTCCAAATACCAAAACCAAAATTGTATATCCAGGCAGTTTAATTCAACAAAATCACGGTGAAGAATTATTGGGACACGGATATGTGATGTGGAATTTAAATCAAAAAACTTTTAAACAATTGGACATTGAAAATGAATATGGTTTTTATACTGTGGATGTTAATAAAGGAAAATTGGTCACCGATCTATCCAATTTGCCTAAAAAAGCAAGACTAAGGGTTAAATGTTTTGAATCGGTTTCGTCGGAAGTAAAGTCGATAGTTTCTAAGATAAAAGAAAATTATGATATAGCTGAATTAACGTATGTAAGAGTTGACGTGGATCAACATTTATCAAAAAATATAGTAAATTCTACCTCTTTAAAATTAACTGATTTATCGTCGGCGGATTATCAAAACCAGCTTATTAAATCTTATTTAAATAAACAATTACCTAACCAAAAATTATCCGAAGAAATGTTTGAAAATATATTTGAAATAAATAAACACTATAATCAAAACATTGACAGAGATAAATTAACCAGAAATATTCGATGGAAACCTAAAAAATTTGAGTTTAGCAATATGTTTAGTTACGGTGAAAATAATGTAATTGACTTTTCAAAGATGAAAGATACCGTGGGATTATTTGCTTCAAATGCATCAGGAAAATCTTCTATATTATCGGCGTTGAGTTTTTGTATATTTGACAAATGTGACAGAGCCTTTAAGGCTTCTCACATATTAAATTCACAAAAGGTAGGTTTTAATTGTAAATTTAATTTTGAAATAGATAAGGTTGATTATTTTATAGAAAGATCGGGCAAATCAGATAAAAAAGGAAATGTGAAAGTTGATGTGAAATTTTGGAAAGAAGAAGACAAAAAAATTATAGAATTAAATGGAGAAGCTCGCAGAAGTACTAACGATATGATTCGTGACTATTTGGGATCTTATGAAGATTTTATTTTAACAGTACTGTCTATTCAAAACAATAAAAGCGGAACTTTTGTAGATATGGGACAAACAGAACGTAAAGATTTGATTTCTCAGTTTATGGGAATAAATATTTTTGACATGTTGTATCAAAAATCATCCGACGCATTGAAGGAACTATCAATCGAATTAAAATCTTTAAATAAAGATATCGATCAAAATATTATTGCCGATATGGAAGTTGATTTAGAAAATTTAAAAACAAATTTAGTCTCGATCCGAAAAAAACTTGATGAGTTTAATAAAACAAAACAAAATGAAGATGAAAATCTATTGGAAGAAACTAAGAAGTTAGTTAAATTAGATTCGTCTATCGCCACCAATCTAATCAAAATGCAGTCTGAAAGTCAAACCTTGAATTCAGACATTTCAAAATTGAAATCTACAAAAAATTTACAAGAAAATAAATTTGTTGAGTTAATGTCGGAAAAAGAAAAATTAGATTTAGAAATTAAACAAATAGAGTCTTCTGATGTAACAGTAAAACATCAACAACTTATAGAATTAAAAAACAAACTTTCTAATTTAAAACACGAGATTGAAAAGAAAAAAATTTTCATAACATCTAAGGTAGATAAAATACATAAATTAAAATCACATCAATATGATCCGAATTGCAAATATTGTATTAATAATAGTTTTGTAAAAGATGCAATTGAAGCTCAAAATTCTTTGGGTCAAGATAAAATTGAAGCGGACCAAATTATTAAAGATTACAACGAACTAAATATTCAAATTCAAGAATTAAATGATGTCTCGGAGTTATATAACAAATATGAGTTATTAAAAAATAGCAAATTAAAAACAGAAACCGAGTGTGGTGTATTAACTAATAATATTTTGAAATTAGATAATAATATACAAATAATCGGATCTAAATTAGAAAAGGTTGAAATTGATCTTAAAAACTACTTTGAACAAGAATCAAATATAAAACACAATCAACTGATAGATAAAAACATGCGAGATATTCAAGGGAAAATTAAAACGTTGGGAATAGATATAAAAAGAAATACAGATGAACTTGTTTTTTTATCTTCAAAAATTACAGCTATAGAAAAAGATTTGTTATATAAAAAATCTGCCATAGAAAAAATAAAAACAATTCAGAAAAAAATAGATGCATATACGTTGTATGTTCAGTCAGTTTCTCGTGACGGCATCCCATTTGAATTGATTACCAATATAGTACCTGTTATAGAAAAAGAAGTAAACTCGATATTAAATCAGATAGTAGAATTTTCTGTTAATATACAAACCGATGGAAAAAATGTTATGACATATTTGGTTTACAATGATAAAAAGTGGGCGTTAGAGTTATCTAGTGGTTTAGAAAAATTTTTAACATCTTTAGCGATAAGAGTTGCATTGATAAATGTATCAAATTTACCCAGGCCGAACTTTATAGCCGTCGATGAGGGGTGGGGAACAATGGATGGAACAAATCTTTCGGCGGTTAGCCCTCTATTTTCTATATTAAAAAATAGTTTTGATTTTATTTTAGTGATCTCACATATAGACTCAATGAAAGATGCAGTAGATAATCATTTAGAAATAAACAAAATAGATGGATTTTCTTCCGTTAAATTCATATGATTGATACCTATTTATAGGTATTATAAAATATGCATGGTGGTAACAAAAAGGGAACAGTATACAATTTATTAAGTCGTGATGTGGATATCATCGACAAATCTTATAGATCCGACTATTTTATTGTGTCGGACTTGGGTTATACATTGACATCAGGAAAAAACTTTTTTACTATAAATGGTTCGAATAAATTAAAACCTAACGCGGCAATATTATTAGAAATTGTCGACTCTGAAAATAACGTTTTATATTATGAAACTGCAAAAAGTGGTTATTTCAAATATTTAGATACTACAGATTTGATCGTTGGCGTACATGTATATGAATCTACGCCTATTGGGTTTGGCACAGTAACATTACTTGGAACAACGGTAGATGGGAAGTCAGTTCGATGGTCTACAAATATAAAAATAAACTCTAAATTAGAAAACTCTTCTAGAGTAGTGTTTTTCCAGGATCCAAAAATTGAGATTTCTGAATTTTTGTCATTTATTTTAAATCAAAATATCTCTCAACAGCAACAATTTATTAATGAAATTTCAGGAAATATATATTGTTATAGTAATTTTCCAAAAGCATATTCAGATATTAAATCTATAGATTTTACTAAATTTGATTCCGATTATCGATTACGTTATATAGATACTTCTTCTGTGAATTTTTTAAACTTATTTTCTAAAGATAATATAAATAATGAAATAATTCTTAATATAAAAGAAATAGCTTATTTAGATAATAATGTATTAAAAACAGCTTCGTTAAATATCACAGAGTCTTTTAATGTAAAAAACGTAATAAATAATTTTGAATTGCAATTAGATAGACCATTTATATATAAAATAAACACCGTTAATCAAGTTGTGCCAATTATTTCCGCGTCTTTTAATCATAAATTCTTTTCGAATATATATATCACTTCATCGGGTCTTACAGGAAGTGGAGATGGAACTCCTGCTCCGACTGTTTTTTTAAATCAACAAATAGAAGGTGAAACTAAATTTTTAAAAGAATCATTTTTAGATGTAACTTATAAAAATTTAAAAACTCTTACAGGAAAAGTTCATCGTCACAAAATTTATAGACGAAGTTTAAATAAAGCCTCTGATTTTGAATGTATTGCGGATGAACCGTTGTTGGAAAAAGAATTTATAGCCGATACCTCCACGATCAACCGATTTTATTCAAATATAGGAGAATTTTATAATTTAGACCACATAAATAGATATTATTATACAAGTTCTTCAGATTTATCACTGTCACACAGTTCGGTTGAAGTTTTAAATTCTCTTGTGTGTAATATAAAAGATTTGAATCTTGACCAATCTAGATACATCATCATAAAAAATGACACGTCTTTGAAAACTAAAAATGAACATTCTTCATCATATATAGACTATGACGATGCATCATTTTTAATTCAAACAGGATCATCATATGATTCTAATTTTATAAAATTATATAAAAATGCTGATTATTTATTCTCGGCTAATTTAGAAATTGAAAAAATCTCTGCATCTTTAGAAAGTAAGCTATTATTTTATTTTACTGGCTCCTACAACACTTCATCTGCGATAGTAGAAAAAAATTATTCGGTGGATAAAGGATTAATTTTACATCAATATGTTTTACCAATAGGAACTAATTTTAAAAGATTTACTAAAAAAGATTTTAACGAATTGTATTTTTTAAACGATTATGTTGGTACTATCGTAATTGTTCCTGTAAACATTAAAAAATTTAGATTGGATAATCTTTCTTTGAAGTCTCATGCAGAACGTGGATTTTCTACTGATTCTTTTTTTACAAGAATTTCCTGTACCGTCACAATTAA